AACTTGAAAACATGGGGCAGACCCCCGACATCAGAGCCGCAGAGCAAAAGCGCGACGACCTCGCACGGCTGACTCTGCGGGTTTTTAGCACCGAGGATGGCCAGGCACTGCTTGACTGGATGCGCTCGGTGTATGTGAATGTGCCCATCGCAGTGCCAGGCACAGACCCGTCTTATGCGTTTTTTGCTGAAGGGCAGAGAACCGTCATTCGGGAAATTGAGGCACGCATCAACCAAGCAAGGAAACTATGAGCGACACAAACGACCAACCCGGCGCTGGCGCTGGCCTATTGGACAGCGTGACCGTTGAAGACCCAAACGCAGCGGCAGCTGCAAACCCACAAGCGGCTGACATCGACCACAAGGCCGCTGACGCAACCGAGCCGGGCAAGATCCCCGGCACTCCGATTGAGCGCCCAGACTGGCTGCCAGAGAACTTCTGGAACCAAGACAAGGGCGAGGCCAACATGGAGGCGATGGCAAAGAGCTGGTCTGACATGCGCAAGCTCGTCAGCTCTGGCAAGCACAAAGCCCCAGAGGACGGCAAATACAACACTGAAGCCATCGCATGGGCTGGCGACATTGAGCAAGACCCGCTGGCCAAGTCGTATGTCGGCTGGGCTCAGAAGTGGGGCATCAGCCAAGCCGCGTTTGACGAGCTGGCCTCAGAGGTCAACAAGCTCGGCGAAAGCGTGGCAGAGCCTGAGATTGACGTCAAAGCCGAGTTAAACTCGCTGGGGCCGAATGCCAACGCTGTGGTTAACGGCATGGTGAACTGGGCCAGAAGTCTGGTTCAAAAAGGCGTCTGGGGCGCTGATGACTTTGAAGAGTTCAAGGTCATGGGCGGCACAGCCAAGGGCATGCGAGCGCTGATGAAGGTGCGCGAGTCCTACGAAGGCCGCATCCCTGTTGAGTCAATGCCGGTTGAAGGCGCGCCAAGCAAGGAAGAGCTGTACCAGATGGTCGGCGACCCCAAGTACAAAACAGACGCAGCCTACCGCCAGAAGGTCGAGCGCATGTTTAAGCAGTTCGCCCAATAATTTCTCCGAGGAACCCGCGAAAGCGGTTGCCACTTACCCCAGCCTCGCGCTGGGGTTTTTTTATTTGTCAAGCCCATATTTGCGTTTTGTACAAATTGCCCTACAATTTGTGCCAAGGCATACCGGGCAACCGGCCCTGACCGCAGTGATGACGCTGACGAGTGGCTGACGTAATCAGCAAGCATTCGGCCCTGGCGACAGGCTAACCGGCGCGACAAACCCCTGTTCAACAATCCGATGAGGTAAATCAAATGAGCGTTTCTCTTTCCAACGCCTTTGTCACGCTCTTCGACGCAGAGGTGAAACAAGCCTACCAGGCCAAAGCTGAGCTGGTTGGTGCGGTTCGCGCACGTCGTGGCGTCGAAGGTTCGACCGTTAAATTCCCCAAAGTGGGCCGTGGCGTTGCCACTCCTCGCGTCGCTCAAACCGACGTGACTCCCTTGAACGTTGGCTTCTCGCAAGTCACGTTGACTCTCGCTGACTGGAACGCCGCTGAATACAGCGACATCTTCAGCCAAGCCAAAGTCAACTTTGACGAGCGTCAAGAGCTGGTTCAAGTGGTTGCAACTGCCATGGGCCGTCGCCAAGACCAGATGATTCTGGACGCCTTGGCTGGTTCCAGCACTTCGCTGACCGTCAGCAATGACATCGGTGGCTCTGACACCAACCTGAACGTGGCCAAGCTGCGTGAAGCCAAGCGCTTGCTCGACAAGGGCAACGTGCCAATGGACGGTCGTCACATCATCGTTCACGCCAACGGCTTGTCTTCGTTGTTGTCTGAGACCGCTGTGACTTCCAGCGACTTCAACACCGTGAAGGCTTTGGTGCAAGGCGAGATCAACACGTTCTTGGGCTTCCAGTTCCACGTGTTGGGCGACCGCTCCGAAGGTGGCTTGGCCATCGACGGTTCCAACGACCGCACCTGCTTTGCATTCCACAAGGATGCAATCGGTTACGGCGAAGGCATCGGCATGCGCACCGAAATCAACTACATCCCCGAGAAGACCAGCTGGCTGGTTAACGAAGTCTTCAGCGCTGGCGCAATCGCCATCGACGCAGAAGGCATCGTCTCGATTGTCTGCCGCGAAGCATAAGGAGCTAAATCATGGCTTTTGCAATGTCTGGCCTGACCGCCATTGGTCAATCTAAGCGCGGTAACGCACCCGGCTTGTTCTTGTACAAGACAGCCGATACCCAAGCAACGGTGAACACCGCTGGCTACTTCAACAGCATCGCTGCTTTGTTGACTGTCGGCGACATCATCTTTGTGTACGACTCCACCACTCCCAGCTTGGTGCTCACTTATGTGAACGCTGTGTCTGCTGCTGGTGTTGTTGACATCGCCGACGGCACAACCGTCAGCGCAACCGACACCGATTAATCGGCGTCAAACGGAACGGGCCAGCCACTGAGTTTTCGGGGGCTGGCCTTTCTTACATTAAGAGGTTCACATGGCTGCTGGCGATACTGGCGTTTCAATTTGCTCCGATGCCCTTCTGATGTTGGGTGCGAAAGCTATTTCGTCGTTCAACGACGGCACTGATGAGTCCAGCGTTTGCGACCGTTTGTACCCAGATGTGCGCGACTCCACGCTGGTGATGTACCCTTGGAGCTTCAGCGTCAAAAAAGTCAAGCTCGCTCGCTTGATCACCACGCCAAACTCGGTGTGGCGTTACGAATTCCAACTGCCGGGCGACCGCCTTGGCAACCCTCGCGCCGTGTACCAAAGCGCAACACCCGGCTCGCCAGTGCAAAAAGACTGGGAGATTCAGGGCGACAAATTGCTGACCAACTTGGACACAATTTACATTGACTATCAGTACAGCGTTGGCGAGTTCGCCATGCCTCAATACTTTGTGCAGCTGCTCAAGTACATGATGGCGTGGCACTTGGCGCTGCCGATCACTGAGCAGTCAGACCGCGCTCAATACTGGCAGCAGATCGCTGTTGGCGCGATTGGCGAGAATGGCCGTGGCGGTTACATCCGAACCGCCATGAACATCGACGGCCAAGGCCAGCCGAGCCGCATCATTGAAGACTTCACGCTGATCGCGGTAAGGGGTTAACATGCCGCGCTTTGTTGACATCCAAAGCAACTTCACAACTGGTGAGCTTGACCCGCTGCTGCGCGCCCGTGTTGATTTGGCGCAGTATGCCAACGCGCTGGCCAAGGCCACCAACGTCATTGTGCAGCCGCAAGGTGGCTTGCGTCGCCGCCCAGGGCTGAAGCACATTACAGAGCTGCCAAGCGCGGCCAGCTCGGGCGTGCGGCTTGTGCCATTTGAGTTCAGCGTTGACGACAGCTACATGCTGTGCTTCACCAATCAGCGCATGTACATTTTCAAAGACGGCGCGCTGATCACCAACATCAACGCCAGCGGCAACAACTACCTGTCGATCTCGGCAGTGACAAGCGCCATGCTGGCAGAGATCTGCTGGACGCAGAGCGCTGACACGCTGATTCTGGTTCACCCTGACTTGGCGCCAGTCAAAGTTGTCCGTGGTGCAGACGACGCAACGTGGACTGCAACGACAATCACGTTTGACAGCATCCCCAAGTATGCGTTTGAGCTGGACTCACACATTCATGTTGGCAGCAAATTGTCTGTAAGTGCTGTGTCTGGAAACGTAGAACTAACCGCAACAAACACACACAACACAAGTGGAACAGCGCAGGCAGGCAGCGCAAACACCATCACATTGAAGTCGGCTTCTAGCGCCACAGACGACATTTATGTCGGCATGTTTATTGAGATCACATCTGGGGCAGGTGTTGGACAGACGCGATTGTGCGAGGACTACAACGGCACAACAAAGGTTCTTGAGGTGCATCCAGCTTGGACTACTGCGCCAAACAACACCAGCCAGTACAACATCACTTCTTTTAATGCTGCTGCTGTCAATCAGTACATCAATGCTCAACCGCAAGGTCGCGCTCGCATTGTCGAGGTATTGAGCGACACAAAAGTGAGAGCTGTTACCGAGTACCCATTCTTCTCGACCAGCGACATTGACCCAGGCAAATGGGAAGTTGAACATGGCTACGAGGATGTCTGGAGCAGCGCCAAGGGCTGGCCACGCACTGTCACCTTCCATGAAGGCCGCCTGTATTTTGGTGGCAGCAAGTCGCGCCCTGCCACTGTGTGGGCGTCCAAGATCGGACAGTTCTTTGACTTCCAGCCAACAGAGTCTTTGGACGACGACGCCATTGAGGCCACGCTTGAGACCAACCAGCTGAACGTCATTGTGGACATGATCAGTGGCCGAGACCTGCAAGTGTTCACCACCGGCGCAGAGTTCTACGTGCCGCAGGCTGGCACCGAGCCGATCACCCCGACGACTGTGGCGTTCAAGGCTGTCTCGCGCAATGGCATCAAGCCTGGCACCCGCGTGCAGTCGATTGAGTCCGGCTCTGTGTACATTCAGCGCCAAGGCAAAGCGATCAACGAGTTCCTCTACAGCGACACGCAGGCGACCTATGTGACCCAGCGCATCTCGCTGTTGGCTGGCCACTTGCTGAAAACGCCGACACGGCTGTCTTTGCGCAGGGCGACCAGCACCGACGAGGGCGACTTGTTACTGTCTGTAAACACCGCAGACGGCTCGCTGGCCGCATTTAGCGTGATGCGCAGCCAGCAGATCACGGCCCCGTCCGAGTTCATCACCGACGGTCGGTTCTTGGACTGCAACGTGGACGTCACTGACATCTACGTGGTGACCAAGCGGACATTCAACAGCACCGACAAGTATTTTGTGGAGCGGTTCCAAGACTCGCTGTTCACGGACTGCGCGTTCACTGGGGCTGCCGCGTCCACTGCGACTGGCTTGCCGCACATTGGCAAGGCTCTGAACGTGATCACCGACGGCGTGCCGCAGTCAAATGAGACTGTCAGCGGTGGCGGCTCTGTGACGTTTGACCGCGCCAGCACCGCATCGTACGAAGTCGGCTTGCCTTTCACGGTTTATGCCAAGACAATGCCTGTTGAGATCAAACTGCAAACCGGCACGCGGGTTGGGTTTAAGAAGCGCATTGTCGAGATCAACGCAATCGTGGAAGACACACAGCACATGGAACTGAACAGCAACCCTGTGCCGTTCCGCAGTTTTGACAACCCGCTGCTTGACGAAGCCGAGCCGGTGTTTACCGGCATCAAGCGCGTCAACGGCGTACTGGGTTACAGCCGCGAGCAGGCCATTGAGATCAGCCAAAGCCTGCCGCTAAAAATGACGCTGCTCGGCCTTGAGTACAAGGTCGCTGTGTCTGGGGGAACTTAATGGCATTGACTGACCAACAACTTGGAAACATCGGGGCGGCTGCTGGACTTTTGACCAGCATTGGCTCAAGCATGGCCACGGAGGCTGCTGGCATCAACCAGCAGACTGGGTACATGCTGAACGCCATCAACACGCTGGCCATTGCCAACGTGCGAGCCGATCAGGAAGAGCGATATTCTGCAATTCAGGCTGGCCGCACTTTGCAGCGCGCTCAGATGGAGAGCCTGAATTACAAGATGGCAGGCAACGCGCTGATCCGCAACTTGGAGAAGACCAATGCTGCCGCGCGTGCGCGTGCCGCTGCCAACGGCGTGGCATACAACGAGGGGTCTGCTGCGTTTGTGCAAGACGCAAACACCCGCAACACATTCAAAGATGTCGGTGTCACTGACTACAACGCTCTGATGGCGCGTGTGCTTGGGTTTGAAGATGCCACGGCAATGATGACCAACGGCGAAATTCAAGCTGAATTGACACGCACATCTGCGAGAATGCAGGCGCAGCAATACAACGTCGCAGCCGATTCGTCTGTCAGAACTGCTGGCTTGCTTGCCAATGCCAAACTGACAGAAGGCATCACAGATTTTGCAAAAACCTTTAAGTGGTGACCATGGCAACACTACCTCAAATTGAATCCGGTCGCGTTCAGGTCGCAAGCGTTCCTGGCGCGCAGCTGCCAATGGTGCAAATGCAGCAGGTTGACCCTGTTGGGTTTCGCGCGCAGGCCCAAGAAGCCAACACGCTGTCGCAGATCCTCGACCGCATGAGTTCCAATTTGTTTGGCGAGTCGGCCAAGTTCATGGAGCGCGCTGGTGCCCAGTACGCCGCCGAGAACGCCATCACTGACGAGCAGCTGCAGGCCGCAAAGCGCGGCGACACAACTGCCATCCAGATGGGCGGCTCAACAAACGTGTTTGACATGGCCCTGCGCAAAGCGCGCAGCCTTGAGCTGGCCAGCCACTTTGAGGCCGAGGGTCGCATCCAGCTGACCACGCTGCTCAACCAAGTCGAGGACGGCAAGATCGGGTCTGCCGATGTGACGACAAAAATCAAGACCATGACCGATGGCTTGGCAAAGTCACTGGCCCCGATTGACGCAGACGCCGCGCTGAAGTTCCGCGCCAACATGGCGACCTACGGCAGCACCGTGCTGAAGTCTGCGTTTGACGCCGAGCAAAAGCGCGCCAAAGCCCAGCGCTTGGCCAAGTTTGACAAAGACTTCAACGGCATCATGCAGCTCATGGAGGCTACGGTCTCGCAGGGTTTCTGGGTTGACGACAAGGGGCAGCAGCGCTCGGTTGACGACTTGGCCAACACCATGCGCGAAAACGTCTTGACCAATTCGTTGCTGTTGGGCGACGCGGCAGTTCAGAAGAGCTACAGCGACCAGTTTGAGGCTGGGTTGAAAAACGCCAAGATCAACGGCGTGAGCAAGCTGCTGATGTCTGACGAGTACATGAGCAACCCGACAGCAACACTCAAGGCGATCAACTCTGGCCAAGTCGGCAAGATGTCTGCTGTGATGCAAGACCTGCTCAAAAATGACTTTGAATCTGTGGGCAAAATCACGGCTCAGTTTATGACCGCAGTGAGCCAGCGCGAGAAGGCCAACAAGGAAGTGCAAGACGAGAAAGACCGCCAAGCGCTGAGTGAGTTCATCCCGGTTTACAACCAAGTCATGTCGCTGCCAGAGGGCAACGCCAAGCGCAAGCAGCTGATCGGCCAGATCGCCAAAATGGCCGAGGCCAACCCCAAGATGGTGCCGCTCGGCGTGCTTGCTGAGTTGCAAAAGCCCAACACCGAGGGCAACTCCATGGTGGAGTTCAACGCGCTGGCGCAGATTTATGATGGCCGCATCACATCGGCAGAGCAGATCTACCAACTGCCAGGCTTG